TAAGTGACTACCGCATGGCAAAGCGTGAGGCAGACGAAGCCGAGGAAAAGGTCAAGGCTGCAAGAATCGAATTAGAAGCTGCAATCGCTGACGCTGACGAGGCTACCTGGAACGGACAAACGCTCTATACTTACAAGTCCAATAAGGTCGGCGAACAGTTTGACACTAAAAGGTTCAAGGAAGAAAACCCTGAACTATGGGCGCAGTACGTTACAGAGCGCAAGGGCGCACGAGTCCTTCGGCTGAAGGGTGAATGATGTCAGTAATTGACAAACAAATTAGATTTCAACTTTGGCAGACAAAGCAACTAATAGACGGATTATTGTTGTCCGGTGTCCCACAGCAAAACATTGACGAAGCAATGAATTACGCAAGTAAGAAAACCCTTGACGATTTCTACGCTGAAGTAGATCCATTCAATAACGGAGGAACAAAGCCATAATGGGACGACAGACCTACCCACGCAGACCTAAGCCAGGTCAATGCGACTGTTCACTAGAGAACCCTTGCGACTTGCACAATGGGTCGTATGATGAGGAACAGATTAGTGAGACGATGACTCAAGAAGAGTTTATGCAAGAACTTACAAAGGTTCAAGAAGAGTTGGGACTATACAATGACTGAAACTGAACGCCAGGCATTACGAAACAAACACGCCGAGACTCCCGAACTTTACTGCGCTGCCTGCGCTGTAGTCGGTTTTGACGGCGAATCGTTAAGTCTCAAGCAATACCCCTGCGATGTAATAAAAGTACTTGACTCTTACGACAAACAAGATGCTGACATTCTTGAGATTATTCACACTTACGACCAAGAACCTATTAGCGCAGTTGTTCGCATTTGGAATCTATTAGGTAACAGAGCATGACTGAAGCTGAACGCCAAGCACTACGAGACAAGCATCAAATGAACAACAAACGGTATTGCACTTTCTGTTATGAAAGATTACCATTTGGAATCGACAGGGGTTTAACAGGTACTTCTTACCCCTGCGACGTAATCAAAGTGCTGGACGCAACCGAAATGTGGTACAAGAACTAATGTGGTCATGGGTCCTGGCAGCTATCGGATCAACTGGCTTGTTCTTTGTTGGCGAGAAAAAGATTAGAGGCTGGTTTATTCTTTGCGTCAACGAAGGTGTATGGGTTGTGTATGCCATACACACACACCAGTACGGCTTTATCGCCTACAGCGCCTTGTATCTCATTATGTATTACAAAGCAATAAGGAACTGGAAATGAGAGACGACATTAGACAATTTGTGTTGGAATACGGCGAAGCCATACACCGTAGATTGAAGGCTTATTACCCAACTGACAAAGAAGCAAATGATTTCAACGCTATTGAGATTCAGGCCAAATTAGAAAGCCTTGATGATGGCTGGGCCTAAAACTAAAAAAGGCAGAAACTCTTACAAATCTCGACGGCGCAGGGAAAACAATAGAGCTGAACTTGCTAGGGCTTGCAAAACTCAATCAGGCCCAGTAACAGTAATAAAACTTACACCCGAAGAGGTGGCCGAAATGATTAGGAGAAGCAAGTGAGTTCTATGTCTTATCTTATTATTGGGTTAATTTGGGCTATCGGTGTTGTTACTGGAGCGATTCTTATGCTTATTTGGGACATGATTAAATGAGTACCACATCAACAATAATTACCCTTGTCTGCATTTGGATTCTGGCGTGGATGGCTATCAAAGCATGACCGTAGTAGCTGGACTGGTAACGCCTGAGGGGGCGTGGATCGGGGCAGACAGCCTTAGTTCCACCGATGACGGCCTCGCCTCGCTCATAGCCACACCAAAGGTAGGCAGGTTTGGCAATCTCCTACTGGGCTACTCAGGCTCGTTTAGGGTCGGGGCCATGTACTTCAAGGTGGCAGGTCGCTCGCACAACCCCACACTTGAGCAATTACTTGAAAGCGTCAAACTACCCGACGACCTCAAAGACGACTGGGAACTATTAGCCATTGAGCATGGACACCTTTACGAGATAACTTCCAACTCAGGGCCACTAGAGGCTAGGAAAGACCATGACGGCATTGCCTACGGTGCTATCGGCTCAGGTGCAGCTCCAGCGCTTGGATCACTATTCACCGACCACGAAGACGAGGGTAGTCTGTACCAAGCACTCGAAGCCTCTGCCATGCACACGACCAACGTGCGTTCACCGTTTCTGGTATTAAGCATTTAGTGTTACCACCACAATCGCTAGTAATCTTATGGCGTGTAACCACAAGATGTGGTAGTCTTGATAGACTGTATTTTTTGTGTCCGACAATTAGTCAACTAAACACAGGTGTCTAAACAATGACCCAAACATCTCCATCAGGATTTATCCGTACAGAAGAGCAAGCCACCCTCGATACAGAGGCACTTAGATTGCGTTCTAGGGGCATGACGTACCAGAAGATAGCTGATTCCCTAGGGGTTACTAAAGCAACCGCCTACAATCGAGTTCAGCGAGCCTTAATTGCAATACCATCCGAAGCTGTAGACGAATACAGAAAAATAGAAACAGAACGTTTAGACACAATGCTTGAGCGAGTAATGGAAAAAGTTACTTATGATGATGGCAAAAGCGGCTTTCTTTTTGCGGTTGACCGTGCGCTTGCCATTATGGATCGTCGAGCCAAACTGCTTGGACTTGATAAACCAATTAAACATGAAGTTATTACTATGGATTACATCCAAAGCGAAATCATGCGTCTTGAGGCAATCGTAGGGGAAGAAGACGAAGATGAGTCAAATTATCTCGAAGCAGGAAGCTCAACAACAATTAACTGAGTTTCGACGACTTGAAAAAGTTAAGATTAAAGAACTCAAACAAGTACAAGAACAGTTTATAGCTAGTCTTGCTAATTCTGATTACCGTCGTAATGCACGAGAACAACAACTTCCACCAGAACAACCATTCTTTATTTGGCTAATTATGGCAGGAAGAGGATTTGGAAAAACTTGGACTGGTGCACGTTTTTTAGTTGAAAAAGCGCTTACTTATCCAAACATTGAGTGCGCAATAGTTGCACCAACTTTTACCGACGCACGTAGAACTTGCGTTGAAGGCCCTTCTGGGGTATTAAAAGCTCTTACTAAAGAACAATTAAAGTTCTATAACCGTTCCAATGGTCAAATAACTCTTGCCAATGGATCAAAGATTCACATGCTTTCGGCGGAAACTCCGGAACGTATTCGTGGATTAAACATCAGTTATGCTTGGCTTGACGAATTAGGTTCGTGGCCTTACGAAACTGCATGGACTGAAGGACTCGCACCGGCACTTCGTATCGGCGAGAACCCTCAAGTTGTCATTACAACGACACCTCGTCCGACCAAACTCATCAAGGAGTTCACGAATCGTCAATCACAAGGCGATAATCAAGTGGTCATTACAAGAGGTTCAACGTTTGACAATGCTGCGAACTTGTCCGCAGCCGCACTCGCTGAGTTGCGAAGCCAGTATGAGGGAACTCGTATTGGTCGACAAGAACTTTTAGGCGAATTGCTCCTAGATGTACCTGGTGCATTATGGACACAAGCCATGATTGACGATAAAAGAGTCAAGCAATACTCCGACTTTACAAGAGTGGTTGTTGCTGTTGACCCTGCTGTTACAAATAATGAGAACAGTGACGAGACTGGAATTGTGGTTGTTGGCATTGGCGCTGATAGTCGTTTCTATGTCATTGCAGACCGTTCTTGTCGTGATACCCCTATGGGATGGGCACAACGAGTTGCACAAGCCTATGAAGATTTTTCAGCTGACCGAGTAATTGTTGAGAAAAATCAAGGTGGGGATTTTATTGAAATGACATTGCGTCAAATCAATCCTCACATGGCTATTACAGGTATCACAGCTCGCGTCGGAAAAAAATTAAGGGCAGAGCCTTGCTCCGCATTGTACGAACAGGGTCGAGTAAGCCACATTGGTTCGTTTGCAACTCTTGAAGCACAAATGGTTGAATGGGAACCTAACAGCGGAAATTCACCAGACCGACTTGACGCTTTGGTTCACGGCATTACTTCACTCACAACTCAGACAAGCAAGTTCGACCTTGCGTTCTCTGGATCATCACAGTCATGCCCTGAGTGTGGCGCATCAAATCTCAAGACCGACACAGCTTGTAAGGTCTGCTTTCACAAGTTCAACCCAGCAACCGAACAACGCATTAACAGTCTCAATGCTG